GCAGCCTTCAGGGTGTTCTTCAGCACCACGCCTGCCACCAGTTCCACCTCACCGGTCTTCACAGCACCGGGAGAGTTCAGATCGGGCAGATAGGCCTGGATCACGCCGTCGCCCATGGGAGAGATGCCGTGGAAGCCATCCAGACCCAGAGAAACTGCGTAGATGGCGGTCTTGCCGCTTTCGTCGGTAGCCACCACATCCTCAATGGCAGCGCCGTTGTAGTACTGACCCATATCCACCATAGGCACGCCTGCGTAAGTCTCCACGGTACGGCCGAAATCGTCCTGGGTGCGCTCGTAGTAACCTGCGCGGCGGGCGATGGAGCGGAGCTTGACCAGCATTGCCCGGTTCATCAGCAGCATAGAGGGAGTGCCGTCCAGAGTGCTGATAAAGGCGTCCATTTCATCCAGGAATGCATTGTAGTTGGCATCCAGTTCCTGGGAGGTCTTCAGGCTGACTTTGCTGGTGATCTCGTTGGCAGTGCCGGCCAGCAGCTTTTTCAGGCCGTCAAACGTGCCATTATCGCTGGTGCCATTGATGACCAGGTTGTGGAAGAAGTTGGCGGTTGCCTTGATCTTCTGCTCTGCCTGGAACGCCATCTCGTCGGCTGCGCCGGCAGTATTCTGGATCACGCGGTCCATCTGGAAAGAACCGCCCATAATGATGGCATTGGCGGTCTTCTTTTCCTTCAGGGCTTCGCCGGGGGCGTACTCACCGCCCACGGTGCGCACTTCTGCGACGGAGGGGGACTTCAGCTGGATGTAGCCGTAAGTCAGAGTGCTGCCGCCGGTGCCGGGAGAGATGACATTGTCAAACACCATCTGATCCAGCAGCAGGGAGCTGCGACGGAACATATCAACGATCTGCTGATCTACCTTGTCGGCCATGCCGATTTTTGCTTCTGCGAGTGTAATTGCCATAATTTTTTACTTCCTTTCAAATTTTTCAAGTAGTGCGCCTGCCAGTGTGGCAGGACTTTTGTGTTCTTCCGGTGCTGCTGCACCTGTGCCCCTTGCGTAAGGGGGCGGGGTCTCCGTTTGGAAGAGGTAGCTGCAATCCTGCTTCAGCGCTTGCAGCGCCTCTTCCAAAGCGGTCTGCTGATCTTCGCTTGACCGGAGGGCATCCACATCCAAAAGTGCGGTGATGGCCTTGGCATTGCGACCCTTGGCCGCCATAATGGCCTTTTCCAGGTTGTGACCGAACACCACCTGGGAAAGCTCCTGCTGATGGGCAATCAACGCCTGGTTATACTTCTCCTCCCAAGCGCTTGCCGCACCCTCGGAATCGGCATAGCGAGCCTTTACCGTCTCAATGTCCCGACCGTTCTCCGCCATAATGGCGTCGATGACCTCTTTGGTAAGGGGCATATCCCCCACCTGTAAGCCTTGCAAAAATTCTCGTTTCATACATACTCCTTTCGTTATGCTTTTTACGGGGTCGCATCCCGATTTTTTCGGCTCTTTTACGCCAGCCACGGCTATGAAAAAAGCAGCCCCCGGCTGCTTAATTCGGCATTAACTGTTTTCTGATGGTTTCCGCATCTGCATCGGCAAGGCCAAACCGCCAGGCCAGCGCCACCTCCGGCTTTAGAAGTCCCTTGGAAACCATCTCCATATAATCCGCCCAGGTCTTCTCCTGATCGTAGAGGGTGCCATTGCCCCAATCGAACCGTACCTTTCCCGGCTCCCGCTCAGGCAAACCGTAAAGCTCACCCAGTACCTTGCACAGGGCCATTGCTTCCTCCACGGCCTGCTGCCACATCTGCTGAAAATCCATCACCGTCAGAGAGAATTCCGCTGCGCTGGCGGTGATCTCTGTAGCCGTTCTGTCCTGAATGTTGCTGTCGGACAGCATACCTCTGCGCAGACCTAACACGCTCTCCACATTCCGCAGATACTCCTGCTTCCGGGCAAGGAAGGATTCCTCCCGCAGCTGGGGTGAGAAGATCGTCAGCCCTACCCGTTCCGGATCCTCATCCAAGCCCACAAACAGATGATCCTGCAAGGCAAACTCCTTATCCAGCAGATCCCGGGAAGCAAAAACCCGGCTTTCGCCACGGCTGAACTCCCCATTCATCTGGGCCTCATTGTGATCGATATTTCGAATCAGGCCCTCTGCCGGGGCATACACCGCCACCCCGTCAAAAGACCCGTCCACACAGTTGAGCATCGGCAGCTTCATAGTCACAAGGCCCACAGAACCCACCGGCTTTTGGTAGCAATAGCTTTCTGCCAAAGCACTGTATGCCGGCACATTCTGCAGGGGCACCTCTGCCCCCAGCTTCCGGGCATCATTGCTGCGGTAGAGCTTGTAGCGTATGGTCAGATACCCTCCGGCGTCCACCGTCCGGCGTTCCAGGAGAGTATAGTAGCTGTTGCCCCATACACTTTTTCCCAGCAAACCCATATCTGTTGGTCTGCCGGCTGCATCCACACCAAAGATCAGTACCTGATTGCGGGGTACCACGGCAAAAGAAAATCCCGTCCCCACGGGACAGGGTTTCAGATAACAGCTGCCACCTACCAATGCCAGCTGCATTGCCAATCTTTTTTTCTCGTCCAGGTTTTTCAAAATACGCCGACCCAAAGGCGTTTCTGCGGTCGCCTTGTACTCACCGAACACCGCCTTCACCAGCTTGTTGACCACCGTATAGGGGATTCGCTGGCAGGTGTCAGCACTGTCTGTGGCAGTGCCGTCGTAATACATGGCAAACCACCTCTGGATGGCGTTGCGCATTGCCTTACTGGTCTTGTCCAAAGCACCGAAGGCCTGCTCATAATCGTAAATGCTCATTTTTCACCTCCGCTCCGCCGGCCAATGGCCCGCAGACCTGTCCGCAGACCCAGAGCATAGGCCTCTGCCTCTGCCAATTTTTCCTGCAAATGCCGGTTTTCCTGTTTTAGTTGCCGGTTTTCCCGCAGGACCGTTTCCTTTGCCCACATAGGCAAAAACTTATTCACCAGCCAATTTTTCATTCCATTCTCCTCCCATTTTTTCTCGAAATTCTCTGCGCAGCACAGTTGCGCAGAAATAGCGGATATCATCCATTGCGTGATCATTTTCCTTTCGCACCCGATCCATCTCTCCGTTTTCCTCCCAGCTGTACAGGGCAAATTCCCGGATGGTATCCTTGCACGCGGGGCTAAACTGCACTACCCCCTTCCGCAGCATTTCCGCCACCAGCCGGATGCCGTTGAGCACATCATTCTTGGCCTTCCGTACGGAGAACCGTCCGTGGCTGCGGACAGTGGCAATAAAGGAGGCCGCTGACGGGTCTACCACCACACATTCCACCGGCAGTTTCCCTGCCAGATTCTCCAGTTCCCGGTAGTACTCCTCGTCAGTACGCATTCTGCCGGTTTCCCGTCCGCTGTGGTAATACTCCCGGATTCGCACCGCCCTGCCCCCTTCCACACACCAAAGGCCTGCAGAAAAGGGATTGCGCGTACCGTAATCTACCGAGATGTAGTACCGTCCCTGCTCCGGAATATCCTGGGTTATGTGGCGCTCCGGCTGAAAATCATACACCAGCCCCTCCGCCATACACCATTGCCCCAGCACATACCGCCGGTGGAACACCCCGGTGTACATTGCCTCATACCGTGCCCGGATGGCAGGGTCAAGCCCCGGATTATCATCCATGGTGAAATGCAGATGCAAAAGGTTCTTCTGCCGGGCCTTCAAGATCCACTCCTTGTACAGCCAATGCTCCGGCCCTTCGGGGTTGCAGTTAAACCACATTTTTGACCCACGCACAGAGCATCGGGCACAGGCCTGCTCCACAAAGGAGCGGGGCATCAGTGCAGCCTCATCCAGCAGCACACCTGCCAGGGTAATGCCCTGAATCAGCTTATAGGCACTTTCGTCCTCACCGCCAAAGAGATAGTAGGTGTTGGTCTTTCCGTCCCGGTTTGTCACCACCAGCTTGTTTTCACTGCGGTACTCCCGGATCGTCACCAGCTCTCCCAGCCACCGCTCCAGATTCACAACCACATTCCGCCGCAGCGCACCGATGGTCTTGCCGCACAGGCCGAAGCAGCAGCCGTCAAAGCAGGTCATACTCCACAGGAAAAATCCTGTGACCATACTCAAGGTTTTTCCCGAGCGGATCGCCCCGTCGCACAGAATACCCTCCCGGTTTTTCAGTGCAGGCCGGTTCCACCAGGTCATTGCCAGCAGCTGCCGCTTACTGAAGTTCTGATACGTCATCTGTATCCACCTCCCCGGCCGTCGCCTGTAAAATTGCCTCCAGTAGATTGTTTTCCTTTGCCTCCTGCAGGTTGTCCTTGCCCTCGAACAGACCAAAGTGTTTGCCCAGCAATTCCAGCGCCTTCATCTTGTCGTAGAATTTCACCTTTACTCCGGTACTGGAATTCTCCACAGCTGCGATGGCTGCCCGCTGTTTTGGTTTCAGATTCTGCCGCAGACATATCTGCCCATTTTCCATTTCCATATAATCCGGCACTCTGGCGAAGGCAATGGCTGCCAGCTCCTCCAGTATTGTTTCCGGTGAAATTTTCTTTTCTGCCATAATCCCCCAAGCATCTCCTCCTTTCCAATGAAAACGGCGAAGCACCCATACGTGCTTCGCCGTTTTGTTCAGTTGTCTACTGTTGGCATACACATAATACCACAGGTTTCATAAAAAGTCTTCTCGTTTTTTTATCAACCTTTTGACTGCCTGACCCTCTTAAAATTCTTGCAAACTTCCTGCGGCCTGTGCTATAATACCCATACTTACTTTTGAAAGGAACAGAGCCTATGAAACTGAAACTCCGCAAGCCCATCAAAAAATGTCTCCTTTGGCTTCTGATCCTTGGCGTTCTTGCGGCCGCCATCCCCCTTGGGATAAACCTTTGGGTCGTAAAGAGCACCGCCTCCCGAATCCTGACACCCGAAAAGGCTGCCGCGCTTTGCGATGTGGACTGCATTTTGGTTCTGGGCTGTGGCGTCTATGCCGATGGCACACCCACCGCAATGCTTGCAGACCGCTTGCAGCAGGGCATCGCGCTGTACGATGCCGGTGCATCCGGTAAGCTGCTGATGAGCGGCGACCACGGTCAAACCGACTACGACGAAGTCAACGCTATGCGAAATTACGCCCTGGCACATAACATCCCTTCTTCTGATGTGTTTATGGATCACGCAGGCTTCTCTACCTACGAGAGTATGTACCGGGCCCGGGATATTTTTCAGGCGAAGAAGATCATCATCGTCACCCAGCGCTATCATCTGCACCGGGCGCTGTACATTGCCAAAGCTCTGGGGCTGGATGCCTACGGTGTGAGCGCCGATTCCCGTACCTACGCCGGTCAAACCGCCCGGGACATTCGGGAGATCCTTGCCCGGAATAAAGACTTTGTCACCTCCCTGTTCCAGCCCAAGCCCACCTATTTAGGAAATGCTATTCCCGTCAGCGGCGACGGCAATCTTACCAAAGGATAACCTATGCAAAACGGCGAAGCACGTGTGGTGCTTCGCCGTTTTTTCATTTGTCTACTGTTGGCATACACATAATACCACAGGTTTCATAAAAAGTCTTCTCGTTTTTTTATCAACCTTTTGACTTACTTTTCAAAGCCAAATTTGTAGGGCAGCTGATACTTATCCCGCATTGCGATCAATTCCTTCTGTACAGACTCGCTTACAGGCACGCCCTTATCCTTCCGATCCTGCCAGGACAGCCACTCCTTTTCGCCGGCGGTGTAGATCCGTTCCTGGCCGGGGGCTTTCTGGGATTCCCGCAGACCGCGGCA